CCAGCCACTCTTGGGCATATCGGTTGGACGACTCGATGCTCGCATTGCCCCATACGGTATGCGCTCCGTCACTCAAGACGAGGCGCGCCGGCGTATGCCAGTGCCCATAGAACAGCGCGTCAAATGGCGCGACGCTGAGATTCCATCCCTGCGCTCGCTTCGCGATCGCGTAGTACGGCAGGCCAAACGCTCCACCACGGAACTGATCGCCGTGTACTAGCATCGCCCTCTTTCCTCCTGGCAGGTCGAGCGTGTCGTACCAGTGACGACCGCCCATCGTCAGCGATTCCTTCCAGTCAATGCGCTTCTCGTCTTTCACGAGATCCTTCGCCACGCGATACAGGATCGCGTCAGCGTTGGACTCATTGCTGTGATCGCCATAGCGTCCGAGTCGTCCGTGATTGCCGATGGCACCACGAACGGTGACCTTCTTGCCGAGTGCTGCCATCGCGCGCACGAACTGCGCGAGCATCGCCGCACCCTCAAAGATCTGCACATAGAGGCCACCCTGCTCAACCTCATATGCCTGTGACGGAAAGATGTTGCCGTCGCTCTCCACGAAGTCGCCGAGGAGCGCGCATTGGATCTCGCTCACAGGCACGCCGTGCAACTCGATCAGTCGCGCGATTTTTTTCGCGAGCAGGTCAATGCGCTGCTTGGCGACATCTATGTTGTAAGTCTCAGAGTTCTTCCCCAACTGCCAGTCCCCAAGCAGGATCGTCAGCGTCTCTGGCGTGCCCGGCTTGCCCGATGGCTTCGGTGCTGGTACGGCGGGGATCTTCATCCCGAGCGCGGCGTCTTTCGCAGCGCGGTAGACCGCCTCCACGAGTTCCGCCTGATCCGCCTCGCGCTTTGATAGCGATCGGAGCGCCCGATTGTGTGCCGCTCGCAGTTCTTCGTATGCCTGCGTCGCGTCTAGTGCCTTCTCAATCTCGCTCATCGTGGGCACCTACAGTGGTGCCGCATATGGCGTGAGAGGGTCTCCTGTGCGATCTCTACCTTGTAGGCGTTGCGGATCGCTTCGGAGAGGATGCGCCGGTTGCGAGTCGGATCTGCAAGTGCTGCCACCAGCGCTTTTCGCTCGTCTTGATCCACCTTGCTGAGTAGCGCCGCGACGGAGCACTGCGGCCCTTTTTTCGTCTGTTCTGCCGCTTCAAGAGCAGCCTCGAGTCTAGACACGGTGATTGCCTCCTTCCACTAGCGGCTTCTGCCGCGATCACCAACATACCGCCCTACCTATGCCAAGTGTGTGGCACTACTTCTTGGGCTTTGTCTTGAGTCCGTAGCGGTCGTTGCTCGGGTCAAGATATGTCTGCAGCACCTGTAGCCCTGCGGCGAGCGAGGCGGAGATGATCGTGCGGAAGTCGCCGCCAGAGATATCCATCAGCGGGATGCCCAAGCCGAGGCTGACGGCGATAGCCGTGCTCAAGCCGGTGCGGAGGAAGTCAACGATCGCCTCGTCCACCGAGGTCGTATCTAGGAACGCCTTGAACTTGCTCATTCTTTCTCCTTCTTCGTCACGATGACGATGTGAGATGCGGGTGATCCAGGCTTGCCTGAGGCGATCGCCTTCAGGTCTTGCTGCGTGATCGGAACAGCGAACTGCTCCTTTGGCAGTTTGTCGTCAAAGGTGGGGTCGGCGAACTGAAAGGTCTGCGCGTCTGCATCGTAGGATGCCGAAGTCATATGGCCGTAGCCTGCGGCGAGCACCTTGGGGTCTTTCTTCTGCCAGTATGACGCCCAGTTGCGGTGCCACTTGGAGAGCGCCTGCGCTGGATAGCCGATCGGCGCCTGTACCCAGACGATGAGGGCGGCGCCCGCCTTCGCAGCGGTCACCGCATCCTCAAACGAGTCGGCTGGGCGTGCCTTGCCGCCGAGTTCTCGCACAGTTTTCATCAACTCGCCAAGGCTCGATCCGTTATCGCTGACCCCCTGCTTCTCCTTGAAGCCGGTCGCGCGCTCTTTGGCGGCGACGCCATCGGATGCCTTGAGGTCTGGCGAGTAGCCGTTCACATAGGCGACGGCAGCCGCCGCGCTGGACGGCCCGCAGTCATCGAGGATAGCCCCGACCTTCTTCTGCGCCTCAGCGTCCGAGTAGAGTTGCGACTTGATCCGCATCTTCATTTGGCGTTCTCCTCCTTGATCAGAACCGCGATGGCGCGGGCGGCTGACTCAAAGCCGAGCGCGGCGCTGATCGGATGCCCGACCGTGCAGCCCTCGCTATAGTCATTGCCATCTGCGGCGCGCTTCCATAGCGTGCCACCCCACAGGCTGTTGTCGTCATTCGGTACCAGTGCCACCCACTCGCCCGGCGCGGTATCAACTCGCGTCCATCCCTGCTCGTGGATATCTTCAATGTGATCCGCGCTGCGTGCCATTTATTCCCTCCAGCGTAGTGGGCCAGTCGCGATCCATAGGATCGTCAAGATGGCGAATAGTGCTGCCATCGTGCTCTGTGTCTGACCCTCTGGCAAGACGACGACGGCAAACAGGAGTCCCAGAATCGTCCAGGCTCCACCGATGAGATCGAGGATGATGTTCTTGAACATTAGCGGCGACCCTTTCTGCTACGGCCACCGATCTCGCCGCCTCCGCCGCCGCCACCTCCGCCACCGCCACTCGTGCCACGCGCAGCATTCGCTGCCGCTGCGGTCACGCTCGCGACTTGGCTGGAGATGATGGCAACTGCGACCGGTTGCGCTTCTTCTTTCTCTGTTGAGTCAAGATCCTTCCCGATCTCACCGATCGCGGCGAGATCGCCGAACACCTCGGCAACCACTTCTACGGCTGCGCCGACCGCCTCTACGGGAGACGGCAGAGAGGGCTGTTCTGGCTCAGGAGAAGGAAGGCTAGTGGGATCAGGAGAAGGGGAATCAGACTCCTGAGGGGTTTCGGATGGATCGGGCGACGGCTCGGGTGAGGTAGACGGGTTTTCGGTTGGTGCAGGTGTTGGCTCATTTGATGGCTCCTCACTTGGCTCTGGCGTCTGCTCAGGGGTCGGCTCTGGCGTAGGCTCAGGCGACGGCTCCGGCGACGGCTCAGGCGTGTTTGGTGCCTCCGTAGGATCAGGCTCGTAGGTAGGATCGGGCGTAGGCGGCTCTGTAGGCGACGGAGACGGCTCTACGCTCGGTTCTGGGGTCGGTGTTGGCTCAGGCGTTGGGGAGGGCGTAGGCGCGGGCGTAGGGCTGCCTGAAGCGATGTTGAGGTAGCCGATGCCGCAGCACGAGTCAGTTGAGAGGATGCGGAAGCCGAACAGGTCGCCAGCCGCCAGCACGACCTCAAGGTAGCCGCTCGCCTGCTGCACGCCGCCTTCGGCGAGGCTGATCCATTGTCCAGCCAGCGTGTATTGCGGCTTGTCGTAGTGCGCTCCATCGGTCGTCCAGTATGTCCAAAGGAAGCCTACGGTCTCTGACTCCGTGATCGTTGTCGTCGCGCTCGTGGATGCATCCCAGCGCGGCTGCTCTGGCAGCGGGTCATTCGCCCCAGCGATCGTCAGCGATCCGTCCTCGTTGAGCGTGACCGTGCCGTTGGAGTCAGTCGCCTGATCCCATTCGTCAAATGAGTCCAGCGCGTAGACCTGCGCGAACGGCAAGAAAACCGCCGCCGCCGCAACGAGTGCGACAAGACGGCGGTTCACTTATTAGATAGCCACGCGGTCAAGCCTCCCAGCCCGCTCAATCCAAGCAACGCGATGACGAACTTCGCCAATCGGTAGGCTCCTCGTGTCTCTGCCATCTCAACGCGCACGCAGGCAAGATCGGATTCAATCCGATCAAGCCGCTCTAGGATCGCGTCAACTTGGCTCTTGGTCATTCGGGATCAGCGGGAACTTCAGGCTCTGCCTCTGGTTCTGGCTCTGGCGCGAACACAGGCTCAACATAGTCCGCACGGATGACCAACTTAGATCCATCCCAGCGGTACTTCTGAAAAGCGTGAGTTCTGAAGTCGGCTGGCGGGTTAGCGACGAGCGTCGCACCTGCGAGTTCAACTTCGCCCCAAGTCGTGATATTGCCGCTTTCGTCAAATCGGATATACATATTCTCTCCTTACGCGAGTGTGATCTTGGTTGCGGTAATGACCGCAGTTCCACCGCTAGTCAATGATTGTGGTGGAACAGCCGCAATAGTCAACTGATTCCAAAGGTTAGCATCGTAGCCAGGAGCGACATATGCGACTACAGGTTGTGTGCCTGAAGCGATGAATGAGATACCTCCAGCGAGAAGTGCTCCGTCTCCGCTCAATGGTACTCCAGATCCTCCGCCACCAATACCAATCACCATAGTTCGTTCAAATCCGCTGACTCCCGTTAGCGTGATGAGTCTGTTGGCAGTTGATCCTGCATCCAGCGTAATCTTCGCGTAGCCTGCAAGATCCCAACGATACGGAGTGCCACCTCCTGACATACCGAAAATAAATGTTGCACTTCCTGATCCAGCCAACTGCATATAATTGTCGTAACTAGTGGGTATTTTTAGCGCAGTACCAAAAGGCAATGCCATACCGTCATACGAAGCGATGACGCGCAGCCGACCGTTGTTGTCAAAAGTAAAGCCAGTTGTTGGGTCAAAGGCACCGTTATACGGAGAGCCTACGGCTCCAGACACGAGAACTGTATTGCCAGAAACGCCTGATCGCAGTGAGGACTGAAGAGTGTTGGTGATCGTGCGATCTGCGAATACAATCCCGTGACGATTTGTGATCATCACTTTGCTCTCACTTTCAAGCCAAAGCGCGAACTGAGAACGACCAACCACAGGGAAGTTATATCCGTCTTTCAGATTGCCATAACTGATGGTGGTTGGGTAATCTGCTGTGGCGACTGCGCTAATGCTCGCGCTTCCCACGGCGTAGGTCACATAGCGCGCCGTTGTATTATTTGCGCCCCAGGCGTGAATCGTGCCATCTGTTGCAGCGGTGGAAGAAGGAACAAATACGATTGTGCTTACATACGCGCCTGCGCCTGTGGTGGCTGATCCAAATGGTGCAGAATACGCAACGCCACTTGAATCGTTCACAATCCACACGGAAGCGATTTGCGTCGTGCCAGCGTTGCTGAACACGGAAACATCTCTAAGATCTCCGCCATACCAAATCCCAGGTCCAGGTGCCCATTGCGGCTGCGCGTTAGACAATGCAGCGGCGTTTTCCAACTCAAACGGACCGCCGTCTGCAAGACCACCAGACGCGATCGCACCTTGAAACAGAAGCGTGTTCCACGAGTTGGTTAGCGTCGTTGTGAACTTGCGAAGCGTCACGCTGAGTGTAGTGCCAGTCTTGCTCTGTTCGCGCAGAACAAATCCAGGAGCAGTAGCGGTGGCAAAACCATTTGCGCCTGGAATCATCCACGCTGTTCCAGCCACTGAGTTTGTGATCGTGTTCGCCGTGGAGTACGCAGTTCCAGCCAATCCATAGACTCCAACCCAGTGCCCAGCGGTTAGGTTTGCAGTTGGGCGGTCAACGGCGACGATGACACTCCCGCTTGAGGTTGTGACACCCCAGTGTTGATTGGCATTAGGACTCGCTTGATATGCAACTGCGCTACCGCCAGCGTTTGTCGCGGTGCTGAATGCTGCGGTTCCGCTAATGTAAGAGAACGCGCCCGCACTAGCGACCGTCGTAAACGAAGCGCCGCCAGCGCCGTCTGCCGCGAGCACCTGACCATTGGTTGCGCCTGTAGAAGCAATCGCGCTGCCTTCAACCTTCTTGCCGTTCTCGGACGCGCCAGTATGCGTATGCCCTGTGCTGACATTCAGCACATCGTCGCGAAGATTGTTGTATTGCGAGGCAAGTGCCGCGCTGCCTGCCGTTACGGTACCGCTGTTTGGCATTTGTGCCTCCTTCTAGGCTGTTGTGGTCAGTGCCCAACTGACCGTGAGGATGGTGTTCGGTTCTTTATAGATCCCAGATCCGGCTCCGTAGCCCGTGATCGCCAAGAGGTTGGCGTCGGCATCCCGTAGCCCGAAGATGTAGAAGGTCTCGCCGACCGCCGTATTCAGCCCCCAAGTGGCCGTCGAGGTGACCGTGCGGGTCACGCGGCTCGGGGTCGCCGTCTGCGTGTCGTAGACCGCAGGCACGGAGGATGCCGACGAGGTGAGGTCGTTGTTGCCATTCACCACGAAGGCGTTGTCAATGTAGGCGGTCGCCGTGCCAGCCGTGCCAGCCACGAGGTTGAGGCCGATCCCAGTCACGGCGCTCCACGATGGCGCGCCGCCCGTCACATTGAAGGACGAGATCGGGATGCGGCAGATCTTCCAGGTCGCATCGGCGAAGGCGCCGAGCGCCGACTCGATGCTAGCGATCGTGATGCCGTAGTAGTTGGAGGCGTTGCCGCCAGTGAAGATCCGCAGTTCGGTGCTGGACTTGTTTACATTGGCGAGCGTCGTGAATCGCAGGCTCAACTCAATGCTAGAGCCGGTGACCGCCGTGGACGAGGTGACCGTCGTAGCGTCGTAGACATACTGCGTGCCAGAGGCGGCTGCCTCGATCTTGAAGGCTCCAGCGCCCTGACGGTAGATGGTCGTCTCAAGGGTCGCGGTGCCAGTAAAGCCCGCCGTGGAGTCAAAGTCGTAGATGCGCGTGCCGCCAGATGATGACTGAATATCGGCACAGGTGATCGTGCCAGCCTCTCCAGCCAGTTTGGCTGCGAGTCGCGTCGCGCCCACGAGCGTGAAGGTGTTGTTCTTCACCTGCTCCGAGACGAGCGTCCCGTCGGGTCGCATTAGTCGTACCGTGACGACGCCAGTTGGCTTCCAAATAGAATCAAGCATTCATCAACCCCACGGATTCACATCCCAGTACCCGGAATCCCAGGTCAGGACTTGGATTACGGTTGTTGTCATTGTATCGGTGACGGCTCCCACAGAGTCGCCGACTTGTGATGGCGAGGGTAGCGGCCCCCAGAGCGAGTTATCCCAAGTGAGTGCGTTCTTTTCAGGATCGCCAGTTGGCGCCCAGTACCACGGCCCCTCGTTAGACGCCGTTGATACGCTATCTGTGAGCGCTGGAACAATGTCGCCAAACTGCAACTGCAGCGGCCCAGGCAGCGCGGGGAGACCCTCGATGCTGCACTCGTAGCCACTCTGCGCGTTGAAGCGCCAGTTGATGTTCGCGACCTGCTGCAGATAGGTCTTGTTCTTTACCGTGTCAATGACGCCGAACACCTCGCCCGCCTTGAGCGGCACGCCCGGCGCGGAGTCTAGAGTGACCTGCACGCGCCGCACGCTGCGGAAGTAGAGCAGGTCGAGCGCGCGTAGATATGCGGCATCCGTGCTCGGCAGATACGGATTCTTGAGTTGGAGTGGCAGGATCTGCCCGCCCAGCAACTCTTGGCCGTCAATGTCGTCTGCCTGTGTCGCGTAGAGCGAGGAGAGGCGGGCAGGCTTGCCGATCAGGGTAAAGCCGGTGACATAGACCGCCGCCGTCCCAGCGAGGTTCTTGAAGGTGACGCTCGCGCGATTGCCATCGCCAGTGGCGGTGCCGCCGACCTCAAGTTGGTAGTAGAGGTTGCCGTCCAGCGTCGCGAGGCTAGTGGGGCTGCCCTGCACCATCGGAATCGCTGTTCCGCCTGTTGGCGCAGATGCAGCCGTAGAGACGCTCGGGTTGTTGCCCGCAGCCGTCCCCACAGACGCCCAAGTCACGGGCGTATAGTCAATCCAGCGCGTCTTATCCTGTGCCTCGATGCTCAGGGTGATCTCGCCAGGCACATAGAAGCCGTTGGCAGATCCTGCAGCCGGAACCGTGATCGGCGTCGTGATCTCAAAGACCGTCTCATTGGCGACGGCAGAGGCGCGATCCTCGTACTCAAGCAGCGCGCGGTTGATCGCGTTGTCCGTATTGCGAAGGATGCTGATCTCAAATGGATAAGAATCCTTATCAAATGTGATCAGCGGGCTGCGGAGCGCGTCTGTCTGCGTCGTGCGATCGTTGAAGGTGAGCACGCCATCCTCGTCTACGAAGATGCGGCCACCCTCCGCGATCGCGAGCAGTCCGAGTTCATTGCCTAGTGGCTGCCCAGTCGAGGCGGCGAACTGTGCCGTGCCGAAGGCGGTGCCGGCGGTCGTATAGGATGCCGTGCCAAGTCCAGCCTTGCTCGCATAGGCTGCGAAGATGGTATCCATCGTCACATTGACGCGAGGGCCGTAGTAGGTTGGCGTGTTGGCGAAGCGCGCAGAGATGTCGAGGAGGCGGATCTGCGCGACTCTGCCCTGCTCTTTAGGCACGAGCGAGCGCACGATGTAAACGCCCAGTTGCCGCGTCTGCGCGGAGCCGTTGTAGTAATAGCCGAGGCTGACGCGCGCCTCTGTCGTGAGGAAGGCGCCCTGCAGGTACTGCCAGATCGGGCTGCTCTCGTTCTCGGCGCTGAATCGCTGATTCAGGTTGTCGAGCGTGATATTCACTTCGCCAGGCTGGAGGGCACCCGTATCAGGGTTGAACGACTCCACGCCGGTGGCGTCTAGAACATAGCCAGTCTCGTCGTCAAATACGCCATCGCCATCCCAGTCAATCTCTAGCCTGAGAACGGGGCGTTGCTGCTTATCGGCGATCGCGGCGATCAGGTTTGCGCTTAGTGCCACGGTCGCCTCCTAAGTTGTGCGGGCGTCAACCTCAACGAGCGAGATCTGGAAGTCTCCCTTTGTGATATCAGGGTAGACCGTGACCAGATCGCTGATTGAGTCAATGCGGACGATCACGCCAGACTGCGCCTCTGTCCACGGGCCGCCAGCCCAAGTCAGGGTCGTCGTTTGCTGATTGCTGACATTCGCCCAGTAAAGCGCGACGATCGCATCGTAGGTGGTGATGTTCTCGTACTCAAAGGCGAGCGTATAGCCGTATCGGTATCCGACAGACCAAGAGCGGATAGAGCCGTTGACGGTGAGCCGGCTGCCGCCTACCGTGCTGAACTCCAACTTGTTGGCGCTGGATCGCACAGGATATGGCAGCGTGATGGTCGTCGCGCCAGACGAGAGGGTCGGCTGACTCACGCTCATCGAGCACCTCCGAGCACTGTGCCTCGGCGCTTGGCCTCGTCATTGAGGGCGCCATAGACGCGGCGGGCGAACTCTCGGGCATCGTCTGCCGATCCCAAGAAGGCTCCAGCCTGCACGGTAATATTGACCTGACCGCCGAGCGCATTGTTCGGCACGATGTTGCCTGAGCGTGATGGGACGAATAGTTCTGGCCCCTTCTCGCCCACGATGTACGGCTCACCGCCGTTTACAGGGCCACCGGCTGCGCGACCGCGTTCTCTCGTCGTGCGCGTTCCACCGCCACCGCCGCCGCGTGGCAAGAAGCCGCCGACAAATGGCAGGTTGTTGGCGAGGTTGATGAGCGTCTGCACAACGCGGATCGCGCCTTCAACGAGTCCGATGAAGAATCGGATCGGCGCGGTGATGAACTCAAAGACCTTGCCGATCGCGTTCAGCGCGATGGCGAGTGGCCCCTTGCCGTTATCCCAGAGGATCTTGGCGAGATTGCTGACGACCGTGACGGCAAGTCCGAAGGCTCGCACGATGTTGGTGCCGATAAACAGCGCCAGATCGAGCACTACCTTGATGAGCGGCTGTAGCGCCTTGAACAGCGTGTCTACGGCTTGGCGTACCGGGGTGATGTTGTTGTAGGCGACAATGAGTCCAGCCACGAGTGCGGCGATCGCCGCTACTACAAGGACGATCGGATTCAGGGCGAGGATGGCGTTGAAGATGCCCATCGCAGTCGCGGCGAGTCGAGTCGCCATCGCTGCGGTATTTACGACGACCGTGAAGGCGGTATACGCAGCGGCTGCGGCGATGAACAGCCCCGTGTTCTCACCAATAAAGCCGCCCAGCGTAGTGAGCGCGCCGACGAGCGTGCCGAGGATCGCACCGCCCACGGCGATGACGACTGGCAGCACCTGCGTGACCATCGTAGTGATGAATGGTCGCAACTTATCAACGGCCTGCGTAAACGCCTGAGCAAAGGCGATGCCGAACTCTTTGATCCGAGGCATAATCTCGTCACGGAATGTGGTGAGCACCTCTGCCAAGATCGGCAGTACGACGCGCCCGATATCCTCAACGATGTTGTCAATGGCGATCTGGATGCTCTCCATCGCGCCCTGCGTCGTCTGTCCATAGGCTTCGGCTTGTCCGGCTGCGGCCTTCTGAATCATCGCCAGAGCCTGCGTCGCCGTCGTGCCCTTCTCAACCGTGAACCCGTAGCGGCTCAGGATGGAGGTGTTGCCGCTGAATACCTTGCCCACAAGGTCAGAGGCCGTAGAGAGGTCAACTCCGCGCAGGCGAGCGAAGTCCATCGCGATCGCCTGCAGTTCAATCGCCTTGCTTACATCCTTCGTGCGTGGCACGAGGCGTGAGAGCGAATCGCGCAGCGCGTCATCGCTGAAGGCAAGGTTCTGCCGCGCCTCGATTGCGGCGTCCATCTCCTTCGTCTGGGCATCGGTGATCTTGGTGTTTGCAGAGATCGTGGCATTGAGCCGCGCGATCGAGGCATCCTCCTCGGCGGCTGCCTTCGCAGCGGCGAACATCGCCCCGCCCACGGCCACTGCAGCGGCGCCGGCAATGGCGAAGCCCTTAGCGGCTGCGGCAAATGGCGCGTTGAGGCTGCCTGCGGTCTTTTCTAGGCTGCGCGCGGTCTTGTTGAGTTCGCGCATCCCCTTTGACGCAGAGTCCTTGAGGATGAAGGCGAGTGTCGTCGTTCGTTCAGCCACGCTTACCCGCCTTTCTCGTCGTCACAGACGATTCAATCCGCATAAACTCCAAGCCACGCAGCACCCACTCGCCAGGAGCCTCGTCCAGTTCCCACGGCGCGATGCCCCATCGCTGAGCGAGCGCATCGAGCGCGTACTCTAGCGGTACAGGAGCCTTCGCGTCAGGGTTTATCGCTGTTCTGGCGAGGGCTGTACGGAGTTGCTGCCCTGATCTTTTGGGAGTGTTAGTTCTTCAATCCAGTCGCGCATTCTCGTCGCGATGACGATCATAGCGCTCAGTGGGAGTTCATCAAGACTATCCACGCCGAGGTTGTGCGATGAGATGAGCGAAAGCAGTCGATCGGTGCTCTCGTCCTCAGTCGCGTCTGCAGCGCGGATAGCCTTGATCTCGCCCCAAGTAAACTCTCGCACCTCTACCCAGTGACCCTCAAGGTCGCCGGTTAGCGCGAGTTTAGTGGTTTTCGCCTTTAGCATTTAGCCTCCTTGTCCTGCTTAGGAGATCGTTGCGAGGTTGTTCTTCACCGTGATGGAGAAGTCCGTGCTCGCTGACGAGTCCACGATTCCGCGATAGGCGATGTTCGCCACGATGACGCCATCAACCTCTGCGATCTCGTGCGTGTCTGCCACGCCGTAGAAGTCGAGTGTGAACTCATAGTTGCCTACGCCGAGCGTTGGCCCAGTCACCGCGATGCGGATCTTGCGCTCACTCTTGAGCAGGAACTTGTCGAGTTCGTTGCGATTCGTGAAGTAGCGAACGATCTCGAGTCGCGCCTGTCGCGCGACCGGTGCGACCGTATCCACGGCTGCCGAAGTGCCGTCAAGCGCATCGCGTCGGACGAGGCCGCGCGTGAGCGTGAAGGTCGCCTCTTGCACCGAAGTATCGGCGGTCGAGCCGATTGTCGTCGCGTCAATGTAGACGGCTGCGTCTACGCCGAGCACGCTGACCTGTGTGGTATCAGATGGGCTGGCGCTGTATGCCGTGCCCAGGGCGACCGTGCCGGCTGCGATCGTCGTCGCAGAGAAGGTGACCGCTTCGTCCTTCACATAGGTGATGCTCAGTTCGTCTGTCGCGCACCCTGCAAGCAGGTATGTCGGGACGACGGTGCCGCCATCAGCCCAGCCCCACTCTGCCGTGAAGGTCTTTGGCGCGTTAGCGGTGCCGCTGTTTGGCGTGTATGCCCAAGTGTATGGGGCTGCCGTACCCGAGGCGGATACGCCGCCCTTGACGGCGGTCTCTAGCCAGAACGGGATCTGGTTGTAGAGCACTGGCCCAGCGACATTGAGACCATTGCGCTCAATGCCAGGGTTGATCTCGTATGTCTCAAAGTAGTTGCCGCGAAGCGTCGTGTTCGCGATGCTCGTGACTTCCTGTGAAGGAGTCGCCTCGTTCACATAGAGCACTCGCGTAGCGGTGGCAGCGGAACCAGCCGTTGATTCAATCGCTCCCACGAGTTTCAATAACTGGTTGACTGCCATTTGTTTCTCCTTATGCTGCTTCTACCGAGTTCAGGCTGTTCGCCCGCTCGATGTATTTGCCGAGAACTTCGTCAGCCGCCTGCTGACCCGCTTCTTGTGCCGTCTGCGTGGACGGAGTGACGAACGGCTTTGCCTGCCCGCCAGGGTGCTGCACGAGTTCAGAGAATCCAAACGCGAGCCGTAGCGCGCCCGTATCCCGAGGTCGCACGAGATGCGACTTCGTACCGTACTCAATCAGGTGCCTATGGTTGCTCCCTTTGCCCATCGCCGCCGCGATCACGCCTATCGTGCCAGGCTGCCTGCGAATCTTCTTCGCGTTGATGGACTTGTAGAGGTTGCCGGTCTTTCGTCCGACGCCCTGCGTGATATAGAACTGCTGGATGACGCCGCGCATCGCCTTACCAGCGGCGTCGCGCATCTGCTCTAGCAGTTTCTCAACTGGCCCTTCGTAGAACTGCGAGGCGTAGCGCTCGGTGAACTCTGTCTCGTACTTGAGGCTGAATGAGGTCTGCGCCATTACGGTGCGATCGTTCCCAAGACTTCGCGTGTCGTCACTTCCACCTGCATCTCGATCACGGCGAACATCTCGCCGCCGTATTCCGATTCTCCCATACGAATGTCCGGCACGAGTGCGCGAACTACCACAGTCGGAAGTCCAAGTTCCATCTTTGACACGACCTGCTCGACGAGCACATCGCGCCAGAGATAGAGCGCCTTCACATTGCGATCGGTGCCAGCCGCCTTCGCGATATAGAAGCGCACAGGGAAGCGGTGGATCTGTCGCACGAGGCGATTAGGGCCGTATTCCGCCGTGGTGGAAGGGGGAAAGACCACCACGGACGGAAACACGGAGATCATATCAGGTGGCAGCGCAGTCGCCAAGCGGATATCGTCGTAGCCCGTAGGTGGCGTCACATTGGCAGCGGAGAACCTCGCAGCGAGCGCGGTGCCGATCGCGTAGGTATCGAGCGACATTTAGACCGCCTGTGCTGCGATGCGATAGGCGCGCAGCATTTGCTCCACATCAGGGTCAAGCCGTGCGAGGAGGCGCATTTGCCCAACCTCAGGTGAACCGGCGATTCCGAATGGGGTGTTCCGGCGATTGAAGATACGACCCGACTGAATGATGGTTGCCATCTCTACGGGCTTCGGGATGCTCGGCCATCCGCGCACGCCAATGACCTTCACGCCCTTCACGATCTCAACGGGGAAGGTGTTTGCACCTTCGGTGAGTGCGGTGATCTGCGTGTACGGTCGCCCAGTCGTCGCGGCGTTGAACGGCTCCAGCGCGTAGTCGGCGGTGCCCCAAGTCGTTGAGTAGGAGCCGTTAGCGTCGCCATCTGTCGTCAACGATGAGACGGATGAGAAGTCGTCAATCGGCAGCGTGAGGTACTCGTCTGCCGTATAGTAGGCGGTGACGGTGCCTGCGCTGTAGAAGAAGCGTCCCGTATAGTCGTCAATCATTCGCGACACAGACTCGATCACGAGTTCCAACTCAGTGTCGGAGGTCGCGTCAATAATGCCGAGCGCAGTCTTGACCGCAGAGCCGGTCGTGTAGCCGTTCGTGATTGCCATCAGGTCTCCTTGATCGGTTGGACGCGCTTGAGCGCATCAGGGTCGCCAGCATCTTGCCATCCGCTGATCACGAGTTCCGTGAGCGGCTGATGTGGAGCGTATGACCTCAGCACATTCGCCATATGGACTTCAGATGTTGAGGCGAGTTTGAGGTCATAGCAGACATCGTTCAACAGTTCGCGATTCGTGAAGCGGTAGATTCCGCAGCACACTAGCACCTCTGGCACGCCGCGCGTCCAGCCTCCGGCACTGTGTTCGTAGTAGTCCCAGATTCGCCACGGCGCGGGTGCCACGCCTACCCAGTCGCCTTCCTGCTTGGGCACCTGCGGTAGCAGGGTATCGGCAAAGAGCACCGTGAGCGGCCCATCCACGAGGCTCGTAGAGGCACTCAGGAGCGCCCCAGACGGGCCGTCTGCCTCATCGTGGGGGATCACCCCAGTCAGCCAGGTCGCGGCGCTCAGAACCGCCTGTGCGTCTGCCGAGCGCACCACCGCATAGGTGGGCTGCCCAGCCGCCGCTCGGCGATGCCACTCGTGCACGGGTTGCCCCGCAGCCTCGACGAGCAGTTTGTTGGCGCCGCCGAGTCGTGTGGACTTTCCAGCGGCGAGGATGATGATCACGGTCGGCTTTCGTGCGCGTGTGACTCAGAGAGGTCGTAGTGCCAAGTCGGACGCTCGATGCAGGTGAAGCGGGCGCCTACCTGATGCGCGGCCACCCAGAACAGCCAGTCGTAGCCCTTGACCGGCTTGAAGCCGCCAAGTTCTACGAACAGACCTGCCCGCACGATCGCATTGTGGCTGACGATGGAGGTCGTCTTGAGCAGTTCCGCATTGAACGGCTGGTTGTAGCCAAGCCACGGATTCTCACCGCTAACATCGCACCACGAGTAGGCGACATCGCAGTGACTCGTCTCTGCAGCCTCAACGAGCGAGGCGAGGTGATCGGGATAGAAGTAGTCATCGTCGTCTAGGATCGCGATCCACTTGCTCTCAACCGCGAAGCCGAGATCAGTTTTCATCGCCGCCCCACCGCGTCGGGCATAGTCAACACCGATCAGGTGTGCGTCTGGCCGTAGCGTCTGGCGCCGCACGGAGGTCACTGCACGCTCTAGAAACTTCTCGCGATCAGGCAGTGTCGCCGTGATGACGGAGACGCTCATTTGCGCTTCGCGGCTCGCCGCTGTTCGCGGTTGAGTCCGCCCGCCTTTGGCAACTCGCTCTCAATCTGCTTCAGGATCGGGCGCCAGTGATCCGCGTATACGCGCTCTGTCGTATATCCGGCAGCGAAGTCAATCGCTGCGGCGCGCGCAGAATCTCGCTTCTCCGTATCCTGCTTGAGTTCGTAGGACTGCACGAGAGCATCCTCGATCTCCTTGATATTCGGCACCATCCACCAGCCGCCCTGCAGCGGGTCGTACTCTGGCTGACCGTTCACCTTCCATCCAGCGCCTACCAGTTCAGGCTGCGCCGTCCAGTTCGTGACGATGATCGGGATGCCGCACGCTTGCGCTTCAATGGCTGGAACGCCGAACCCTTCGCCGCGTGAGGTCATAAGCAGCACATCGGATGCAGAGTAGGCTCGCGCTACGACCTCGGCAGAGAGGCCCTGCCGGTACTCAAACTGCGGCACGAAGCGCACGCGATCTACAGGCGCATCTACCGCCTTCAGCACGCGCTCAATATTCACGCCGTTCGCGAGTCCAAACATCTCTGTCCAGATCAGGAGATAGGCGTCAGGATGCGACTTTGCGAAGTTGCTCCACGCGAGCAGCATCTCAGGCCAGCACTTCCGAATGGGAGTGACGCCCTTGTTCGCGGAGTTGATGATCGTCAAGTGCGCGTCGTCCGGCACATTGAGATCCTTACGCATCGGCGAGTCTGTCGGCTTGTAGATCTGCGGGTTGAACGAGTGCGGGGCGTAGAATACGCGATCGCGCTCAACGCCTGCTTGTAGCAGTTCGTGCTCGCCAAACTTACTCATCGCGATCGCCCACTTGCCTGCGCCTCGGCGGGCAAACCACGCCTTCACCTCATCTGGCACGACGCTATGGTCAATCGGCGTCCACGACGCCATTGGAATCTCGTCCCACTGAGGGGACTTGTAAACCCAGACATCGTAGAGCGATAGCCCAATCCCAGGCTCCTCTGGCTGTTGCGATAGCCAGAACTTGATCTGCGCTGGAGTCAGGTCGTTAGAGTAGGCATCCATCCCCTGCCCCATCACGGGGATGCCGTTCCAGTCGAGCGTCGTGCCCGCGAGACCATAGTTGGCCATCAGCGCGACCTTGTGCCCGTCTGCGACGAGTTTAGGAGCGAGTTCTGTCGCCTGAACGCCATAGCCGGTTGGCGACCACGGCGCATTCGTTGTAAATCCGATTCTCACGGTCTTGCCTCCTTCTTTTTGCTCCCCGCCGAGCCGAAGCCCGACGGGGAGCGGTTCTAACCTAGATCGCTAGATTACGATGTCGCCGAAACGAGCACCTTCACTGCGTTCAGATCAGGAATGTTTCCGTCAACAGCGTACAGGGTGCGAATCGCAACCTGGTTGGTGTTGAACAGATAGTCCGTCGAGGATGCGACCTCGATCGGGAGTTCTCGTACATAGTACGAAGGCTCGTGGATGATGGCAACTGACTTGGACGCCGAAGCGACCGCAGCCATATGCACATTCTCCTTGAGTCGGTATCCCATCAGGGTGTCAGGCTGACCAGCGGCCATAGACGGCTGGAACACAAACTGCCCATTGAGATCCTGCAACTTGCGGAGTTTGCTCACTGCCGTCGTGCTCGCGTGCCAAACAGTGTTGGTGTTGCGATACGAAGGGGTGAGGCTATAAAGAACGGTTGCGAGGTCAAGCGCATCAAAGAAGGTCGCCGTGACGGTGCCCGCCTTTGTTGCGGTGCTCAAGCCGGTCGCGCCAGAGACGAATCCCTGTGGCTGAACCGTGCCCGTGCCGAGGGTCATTGCTGAACCTGCGACGAAGGCGATCTGAGCGCCTGCCTGTCGTCCAACGGTTCCGAGAATGTCAAAGCCCGCGTCGCGCACAAGTTCAGCCGACAGAAGCGTCAGGCTGGCGATCTTGTTCGCATAGAGGGTGATTGACGAGATCGTCGGATCGGCTGGAGTGATCGTTGAGCCTTCGCTCACGAACGCTGCAGACTGGTTGGCCGTCACGCGCGGAACAGTGATCTGCTCGCCCGTGGTGGTGCGGAGTTTCGTTGCTCCGTCGTATACAGGGTTGCCTTCCGTCAACGCGACGACAACAAAGTCGGCGAATGAGACCGGCACGGTCGCTGAAGCCGAAGCAAGAGCACGAATCTCAAACTGTGCGCGGCGCTTCTCGCCTGAGGCGATTGCACGGAGCACATCTGCATCGTTGTCAGCCTTGACTGCGTTCTCGACCTTGAGTGCTCGCTCTGCAAGGGCGCCGATCTTCTCGGAGCGCTCCTCAGCAGCGGCAACCTGATCCATCTTTGACTTGCGTGCGGACATTGAGGCGTTCAACGCATCCCAGCGCTGCTCCTCCTCCGCTGAAAGTTCGCGCTTCTCATCAGCCGCGCGAGCGAGAAGGGACTTAGCCTCTTCCCAGTCGTTGCGGTACTGCTCGTGAAGCGTCTTGGTAATGTCGGACATTTTGTCTGACTCCTTACGCTATCTGGTTGATTGGTTGATTGCTTCTTCGGTGGTGCGTCCAGCGGTGGTGCCTTGCGGCCCTCGCGCTACGCCCTAGCGAATCGGCGCTTCCAGTTTGGCAAGTGCCAACTGGCGCTCGCGAACAGAGAGAGGTACGAGCCGCTCATCGGCTGCCTCCGGCTCCGTTGCAGTCTCAGGTTCAGGCCGCAGATCAGGGCTGATCTTGCGGAGTGCGAGATCGAGCGTTGCGGCTGAATCCGCATCGGGCGCTCCCGCGAGGAGTGAATCAAATGCACGCATCAGGCGAGCAGGCTCGATCTCCGTGCGCTCAGAGAGCGAACGGACAGCGCCCAAGCCGATCGTGGCTGGATATGCAGGCTGATTGCCAGTGAGTAGGCTCACCTCGTGCAGCCGGATGTTTCGTAGTTCGCGAATCCCGTTGTCGTCGTAGGCGTCACCTTTGTTTGGTACCGAGAAGCCAAACGACATTCCCATCGCTGCACCGTCGCGGCGAAGCATCGCTGCGAGGTCTGATGCGAAGGTGACCTCAGGATTGAGAGAGACGCGAACCTTCAGGCCGCGCTCATCTTCCTCAAGATCCAGCGTGCCGGTCTTAGTCGAGCCGAGGAACAGTTTAGGATCGTGATCCTGCAGCGCCTTGACCTCCCACTCGCCACGCTCTGCCGCTGCGACGCTCTTAGAGAACGCGCCTGGCTTGATGATTTCGCGCGTGTTCAGGCCCTCTGCCTCGGAGTTGAAGATGGCGGCATAGCCCTCAAAGGTGTGGCCATCGCCTTCCGCGCGGATCTCCGTCTGGAACTGTCGGTACTCAATCG